AGAGCATCAGTTAAGTTTCTTCCTAAGGCTGCAGAAGCTCCTTTAGCTACTACAGTTAGTTTTTCCATTTGAGTTGTACTAAATCCGGAAGATACACCTAAAGCCATTACACGCATTGAAGCGTCAGCTGATAAAGCGTGTCCACTAACTTCTTGTAGTTTTTGAGCAGCAAAAGTAAGATTTCTACCAGCAGCAGCACCTACAGCCTCCAAACCAGCAACTACTTGTTCAAACTGAGCTGCGTCTCTAAGAGTATTAAATGCCGCTGTAGCAGCAAATACGTTTGCAGCTAGTGTAGCATAAGCACCTACAAGACCGGAAGAGCCACTTCCGATAGTTTGATTCATTTTAGAAAAAGATTTGGCAGACGATAGATTACCTTGATAGAGTGCTTTTTCACGCTTATTATAATTATCTTGGCCCTTACCCGCGTTCTTTCGAGCACGGTCAGTTCGTTCAACGCCCTCCGCAAGAGCGTTTACATCTCGTTGAACTACTTTTAAGTTTTTGCCTTCTGCAACTACTTCAAATATTAATCTATCATTAGCCACTACTTTTTCTCTTCATTCTATCGTATTCTCGCTTCAATTTATCTTGAGCGAGTTGGATAGCTTCCGCATCTAACCTTAATAAAATCTCTAAAAATACATCTGTGTTTTCAATCTTATAGATTTCAATATAGTAAGGTAGATTAGTATAATCTTTTCCTATGTAACCAATATCTGGATATATTCTATCCCCTAAGCTATTAAAAGTATTTATAGCATCCCCAACTATTTCTGGAAAATCCTCTATTCCGGGAGGAATCTCTTCTAAAACAGGTTCTTGTCCTAGCTCATCCATCATGGACAAGTACCTATCCTTGTCCATTTTTGAGTCTTTATGCTTCTGCCACTTTTCTAGCCTTTCCCACAGTAGGTTTCGTTGCTCTGTCACGAAAATTGGCAAGGTCAAAGACCACCTCGTTTATCCAGTTGTCAAAATCAGTAGAATTTTGAACCAACTGTTCAGCGTTGTCTAAATCAAAAGCTAGTTCTGAGTCTGGATCATTATCTCCTAAATTAACTAAAATCAACTCTTCTAAGTATTTTAATTTTAGTCCTTTCCAGTCTTTTACAGTAGCTTTTGTAAATTCATGAACAAACTTATCTTCGTCTAGTTCTTCTACTGCCTGATGAGTTTTTCTGTCAAATTTTGTTTTGATACATCGTTTTCTTAAATTTAACAACTCTTTTCTTGAAAGATTTGCTATCTCTATCTCGAAACCGTCACAGCCAGGAAACTCAATCCATGCTGTCTTTGTATCAACCATTAGTTCCGTCAATTTCACTATGTTTCTCCTAGTAAGTGAATAAAGTGTTTAAGTTTGTTGGGCTTCCTGTCATACGAAAGTCGTACCCTTGAGTAAATACTTCTGTAGGATTTACTCGATTTGTAAAAGAACAAGGAGTCAGCTGAGCATCTAACTGATAATTATTTGCTGCTAATCCTGCTTGTATTCTTATTGCTATATCTTCTTTCCATGTTTGCACATCAGAAGAACTACTTCCTACATAAGTAGTAATATTACCTGCAACATCTCTTCCTTTTAAGCTAAAGCTAGTTGGATAAACCGAGTTACTAGCACTTGTAGCAACTAAAGACTGTTGTAATGTATTATTTTTTGTCCACTCTACTTGATTCTGTATCTCTAAATTTACTCCTGTAACTTGATCCAGTATAGTTCCGTCTACTGTGACATTAACTATTTTCGGTATGGAAAAAGTAGTGTTAGCAGTAGTAGTAAAACTTCCAATACTAAAAGTACTGTGATTTACTCTTTCTAATTTAGAGGCAGAGCCTTGTAAAGAAATAGACATTACTTCTGATCTTGATATATTAAAAGACCCCGTTTCAAGAACACACAAACTTAATTTGTACATCTTTCTTGGGGAATCCGTAGCTGTAGACGGATCAATAAATAGATCAAAAGTATTTAACGTATCATTGGTGTTAGTCAGAAGTATTTCAAGAAGTTTATGTTGATACCGAGAGCTTGAGCTTTCGCCATCTACCATAAATAAATCTAACTCAAATTGGGCGGGATTAGCTTCGTTTATTTCAGAAGATTCTATTAAAGAAGAACGTGAGTGCAAAGTTTTTTGCTTAATACCTTTTTGTTTAAAAGTTTGATTGAACGCAACATTTGAAACGTGTAACTTATAGTAGTTACCTCCGTAAGATATATACGTGTCAATATTTCTAAAAAATTCCACTTAGATTCTCCGTGTGTAAAACCTTCCTATTGCTAATTGGGCTGCGATTTCTCTTATAGAAGAATCAATCAATTTTCGAGGATCACGGTCTGGAGTAGCCCATCTAGGGTCTCCGTGTGACATTTCGAATACTTGATAAGGATTCCTCTGATAATTATAACCGATGCTTGGATACCCTTGAGCAGTTCGACTAACATCTGTTATGTGTACACTGCTTGCGAAGCGTCCTGTTCGGTTTTCTAAAGCGGGCGGTCCCATATTCTTTGCCACTGTTTGTGGCAGTTTTGCATTTATAAGAGCCTGTAAAGAAGTTAGATTAGGCCCTTGCTGTGCTCCTCGAGCAACTGCTCGTTTTCCTTTTCCTTTGGTATCCGCCATTGGGCTACCAACTGAACTTTTGCTTTTCAATGTAGCGGTTTCAACAATTATAGGCTTGAGAGGTTTGCTTACTTTTCCTCCGGGCTTTTTATATTTTGTCTTTGCTTTATTCTTTGCTCTCTTTCTTAGTTTTGGAGTAGCAAACGTATCATGTACTTTATCTCGAATACTTTTAGAACCTTCTCTTGCCCAGATAGGGTGTGCCTCCATAAATTTTTCTAGTTCTTTAAGTACTTTATTTTTTAATCTTCTTACAGCGTTTCCTGCTTCACTTTCCCACTTTTTTCCTATATTGCTTTTAGCTCCTTCTGCTACAAGACTTAAAAAATCTGTTTCAAAAAGCACTGTACCACTTGCAATTTTTCCTTCATCAAACTTAGGTCTATTGTGTTTTACTTTTAAAACAATTTTTCCCAAATGTTCATTATGAATACTAAAGGTTTCTTTTAGTCGTTGAAAGTCTTTAAAAGCAGGATCTGTTTCTGGTATATTTATATCATTTATATTTTGTTCCAATCCTTTAGTAACGTCATAAGTTGCATGTGCTAAATTTTCGGAGACACCTATTACGTGTCCCGCGTTTAAAGCATTTCCCATTCCATAGGCGGATTTTTTAAGCCCTCCATCTCCTTTTTCTTTACTTAGAAAAGCAGATGCATCCCCCCAGAATAATCTTCTATACTCGGGGTTTCCTTCTACTATTTCATTGTAAATATCCCCGCTTGTGTCTCTTAAAGTATCGTATGGGTTTGCCACGCCTTCAATCTGAGTACCTATATAAAATTGATTTTTACCTAAACAAAATACATGTAAAAACTTGCCTTTAGTATAAGATTCAATTATAAAACGACGCGCCTGATCATTTGCATAAAATTTGTATAAAGCATCAATAGCTTCTGATACATATTTTTTAACTATTTCTTTAGAGCCTTTTGTCCTTCCTATAACAGGTCCTGCGGTCCCTCCTGACTCGCTCCCAAAATAATGTGTCATTAAGCCTCGGATCATTCTAGTATAATCAAACTTCATATCGTTACTCTGTTGAGTAGCGGCTGTTCTCATCACTTTATCGCTTAGTACTTGCGCTAAAGCTTGAAACTCTGAATTTAGGTTTTGAATTGCCATTATATCTCCAAGAAAGGGCGGGGTTTTACCCCCGCCTTATCTATTAGCTAAGTGCTACACCGTGTATGCTGAGTTCTAAGTCATCTACAATGTTGCTTTCCATATCGCTTTGTAGCGAGGTAAACGTAGATTCCAAAGAAATCACGTCCTCAATAGAGTGAGTTGGTACCTCAACATGACATTGTGGCATTTTCACCTCTATACGAGGAGTTCCTGAACTACCTCCGATCTTGAATATCATTTCAAAATCGTGAGTAATTACATCAAGTGCTGCGGCTGAAGTTAGGTCTTCAAAGAAGTCCTTACTACCGTTATTAGCAGAGTTAGACGCTAAGTAACAAGTAAAACTTCCACCCACATTTCGCACACCAGTTACGTGTTCGATTGGCTTGTTAACAACACCCAATTCTTCAGGAGTTAGATATGAAATATTATTTTCAATAGTAATACTTCCTCCTGTTAGAGTTAGATCGTAACTAGACTGCATTCCAGATACACCTGCTGATGTTCCAGAAGTTTTAGGGGCTACAGACATAGCCGTTAATCGATTACGAATAAAGTTTTCAGTGTCAGCAGAAGTTCCGCCTTCATTGATTGCTGCATTAGCCGAATTAGCTCCGGTTGCTGCTGTAAAAGCTGTGATATTATCAATTGTTGCAGCCATGCCGCTCCATTCAATAGTTGCAATACCTTCTACATCAAAATTAATTGTTGCAGAGTTACAGACAGCTTTATTTAGCTTATAACCAACACCAGTACCAATCATGAATTCCAAAGTCATGGTATTCAAAGCGGATACGTTTGAGTTCTTAGAACTCATAACAGTTTTAGTAGTTCCTCTGTCAATCATAGAGTCGCCTTCTTCGCCCATTACAACAGTAATAGTACCTACAGTGGCGCCTCCTCTGCTCGAAGTAAAAGTACTAGGATTAGCAGAGTACTGACCAGGACGAGTAATTTCTACTTCTGTAATTACTCCTGAAGAAACACTTACTACTGTTGCTTGAGCATGCGAGTACCCAGTTACTAATGTTCCATTAGTTGCTGTTAGTACGTCACCTACTACATTACCACTACCTCCTGAGAAGGTTAGGTTTGCAACAGAAGTTCCGCTGGTTCCGTCTTCGTCTATCCTTGATTTTGAAAGCAAAGAGTTCCATAGACATTCATCCACCAAGTGAACTTGTTGGTCTGCCCATGAAATAGTGCTGCCAGAAACTGCAGTACTGCTTGCAATATAAGGACGAATATAAGTAGAGAAACTCCATTCAACCGGTGCCAAAGAGTCGTTAAACATCTTACGGCCACGTCTTGAAGTTCCTGCTGTACTTTCCATCTCTGAGAGAGTTATCTCACTAGAGTTTGTAGACTGACTAAAACTAAAACCTTCCAGCATGGGAATAGCAAAAGCTTTACTCGCCGACGGGAAAGTACCATCCGACTTATTCGGATAGACTTGTAGGGTCGCGTCGCGTTGAAAAAATAGAGCCATAATGGTCTCCTTTATTAACTTGAGCTGTACTTACTATGCGTTTGCTGAAGTAAGGTTAGCTCTAATATCGTATTTCTACGATCATCTCGCCGACCCCGAGAGGTTGCAATGCTCCCTCATCGGTGCTTATACTAACAATAGTTACTTGGGTCACTTGTTGTGTCCCAGTAGTGGTACTGTAGTCAAACTGGCCTGCGTCGTCTAAAACCGTTTCAACGTCCTCTAGTAACTCTTCCAATTCAGTTATGGGATCGTCAGCGTTGACATAGATTCGAATTGTAACGGTTAAAAATCTCCATTTTTGTCCGCCTCCATAGTACTCACGGGTTTCTGTACCCGAAGCCATGTGCAGACAAGGGAACGAATCTACTTCGTCCCAAAATTTCATGCGGGGTTCTATAGAGCCTGAAAGGTCGGATTTGTAGCCATCACCACCGTCTATTTTTTCGAATAGTTCTGCCATAGCCTCTAGTATGGCTGACCGGCGTGTGGTATTTGAACGTGCCATCAGATAACATCCACAATTCTATGCATATCTAGAACTCTTTTAATGTGATCTGGAAACCCTATATCCTCGCGGATAGAAGTGGACGTTTCATTTTGAAGCGTTGCACCAGCTAGTGATTTCCTCCCTTTAAACTCTTCTTTAAGGTAGTAAGTGATTAAATCATAAATAGCTAATCGCAAGTCTTGTGGAGTTGCTGAATATCCAGCTCTGTAAATAACTTCTACCGATGCAAAACCTTTAGCCCAATTTTTAGAACTAATGTCTCCATCGATCCTATATAATCTATCATGTTCGAGATCAATATAATAATCAGTATTATTAACTAAAGTGATATACGAGCTTGTTATACCTTCTCGTTCTTTCACTGAACTCACGCTTACTAAAGGTGATTCAGTTAAGAATAGCTCTGCTGTTTGAGCATCCATAATATCAAATATTTCTGTCTTATTAGTGCTATAATAATCTATAAAACTAGTACCGCAATAGGTTTTTACCAATTCACTCACAGGCGACAACAAAGAATCAATTTTACTATCATCTTTGAAGTGGTCAATACCTTTATAGTCTTTGTATTGATCTCTTGTAACTAAGTCTGCCATAAATGTCCTCGTAAAAACCTGGGGAGGTTTCCCTCCCCAGATTACCCAGTATGATTAAGAAGCTTTATACTGAAGTGCCCACTTGTCAGTGACACCATTGATAATATCGGTAAATCCTAGACGCTGGCTAGCAACCAGTACTCGTCTTTGATTAGCGACTTCATAATCACTTTCAACCGTAACACCGCGTAAACGTGGAATTACAAAGTTACGTGTGTTCACCGCAATAGCGTAGAACTTAGATACTGCGGGAGCTGCAAACTCATCACAGACAATAACCCTAGAACCGAAGACAGAGCCTACAGCACCTTGATTATTTATCTGCATTGAACCTTCAACACTTGCAGCGTCTGCATATGATGAATCTTTGATAAGATTATGATACTCAGTCACGTTAAGAATGTAAACTACATCCTGCGGACGAATACCGTACTTACCCATGTTCTTACGAGCTGCCAATAGGTCAGCTGCAGTAAGAGATTCTGAAGCAAAGGCAGTTGCAGACTGAGTCTTATCAGAGTCAGCTGCTGCAAGAGTAATAAGACCGTCAGGAGCCGCACCACTGGTACCAAAAGCACCGTCAGCATGGTTACCAACAAGAATCATGTTCTCAACTGCACGAGCATGTGAACGAACAATACTTTCACGAATCAAAGGAAGAATCGGAATGATTGCATCCTCTTCAGTTTCGTTACCAAGATAAGATTGAGAAATAAGTTTCTTGGTTGAAAGCGTTCTTTCAGTCAAATCTACACCACCAAAAGGAGCACCATAAGTGTCGCCTCTTTCTTCTAGGTTACCATGAGGGCTTGAACCTGAAGCGGCTTGGTTTGCAGTAAATTCAGCGTATCCAGCATCTGGTAAGATGGGAAGGATTTGAGTTGCTGATTGCATTGCGATTTCACGGAATAGAGGAGCTAGTACTAGCTCTAATTGTATATCACGCTCAATATTGCTTGAAACTGTTTGTTCGAAGTCAGCAGAAGATACCTGAACACCAGAGTGCTCATTTACTTTTTGCATAACATCTTTGGCAAAGTTAGTTTCATATCCTTTGCCAGTAGCTTTCGCTAATACATAAGCGTCGTCTATATCTTGTGAGAAGGCTTTTTGCCAGTCACTATTTGAACGCTCTCCACCAAAAACTCTCTTAGACTCACGGATGTGTTGGATTTCTTGAGACTTCTCATTAATTTCTTTTCGAAGTTCTTCAACTACATCTCCCAAATCTTCTTGATTTTTGGAAACTCTTTGTTCCAAATCTGCCATTAGGCGTTCCGCACCAGTCGTTACACCCTGTACTACAGCTTGGACCTCAGCTTTCTTCTCTTCAAGTTGTGCTTCTTCAGCAGCTTTAACTTCTTCTGCCTGTACAGCGGCTTCTTTATCCGCTGCATCAGCAGCTGCTTTCTCTTCAGCTTGTTTCATCTGAATTTCTGCAGCAGTCTTACGAGCTACCTCTTTTGCAAACTCTTCGAGATCAAAGTCTTTATCAGACATTTTATATTCTCCGAAGACAGCATTTGCTGTTTCTTTTGATGAGTCCTTATCGGACTGATCTAGTTCAACATGAGGATCGTTAACAAACTGTTTTTTCCAGTCCGCATATTCTTCATCTGTATCGAACGATTTCGCGACAGAAAAGACAGCGGATTGATTTGCAGGGACAGAAACGACTGACACCTCAAACAGTTCCGCATCCTTGATCCTTAAACCATCGGTTTCCTCTATATAGTCAGCATCCTTAACTCGGAAACCAACGCTAAAAGCGCCTAGGATGCCCTCTTTCACCATGTCAGCGATTTTACCCGCCGACTTGGAGATTATACCATCGATTTTTAATCCTCTATCAGTAACTTCAAGCCCCGTAGCTTTACCGATTGGAGTATTATAGTCGTGGTTAAATAATAGGATGGGATTGTTTTTGAAGTTATCAAGACCTCCTTGTAGCCAAGCGTCTTTTTCTATTACATCACCTGCCCTGTCCGTATCATTTGTACTTGCATAACCCTGTATCTTTACAGTGCCATCATCTGTTGGCTGTGCTTTAAATACAGAAGTTAAATTAAAAACTTTATTCATAGATTTCTCCAAACTCTTTGAGGACATTGGATGTCCTTCTGGAAGTAAGTCTTGATCATGCTTTCCACTTCTAAACCTTCCGTTTCTAAGTGCATAAAGAAAACTGTTGACTCTTGCTAACGCCCACTGTTCTGGACTAGTAACGCTAGGTCGTACTGACTGAGGATTTGTATTATAAGCTCCAACTCCTCTGTTGAATACTGAAATGAGAGTTCGTGTAGATGTTCTTTTTGACTTAACATCTCCTACTTTCTCATTGTGGTCTTTAGCCTTCTTTTCTAAAGCTGATCGCATTTCCGCAGAAATAGCCTTATCTTCTTCTCTATCAATCTGAGCAGCTTTCTTTCTTGCCCAAGATTGTCCGGGATCTCCGCCCCACAGTGCCCAAGCTATACGCCCCGCACTTGGATAGCCTTCTTCGCCTGGAGAGAACCCTCGTCCTTGTTTATCGACCTCGTGTCGACTAAAATAGGAGTGCATTCTTTTAACGGTTCTGGGAGATAGGTTTTCTCTTGCTACTAACTGACTAGCTCGAGTAGAACCTATATTAGTTCCGCCTCTACCAAACTCCTTTCTCCAATCCAAACCTCGTTGAGCTTCTTTCGCCATGCTCTCAGTAGGCTTAAAATCGATATCTGAGATTGCCTTATCCGTCATCTTCTGAGACCTCTTCTGGCCGTCCGCCCTCTGAAGGATTTGAAGCTGAACCTGCTATATTTGCAGGAATTCTAAGACCGTCATGGCCGTCCATTGGATCAAGTCTTAGTGCTTCTCTGGCTTCATTTGGACTCATTACACCACCATTTACTAAACTAGAGTAGTAGGCAGCTTCATCTTGTAATTCTGGTCTAAGTGCAGGAATATTACTAATGTCTTCCTGTAGATCAAAACCAAAATATCTTTCAAATGCAAAGTTAAATTTTCTAACTATTGGTAGTATAGTTTCTAAATAATACAACCTGTGATTCGGTCGAATATTTGCATTGTTACCGCTATCCATAAGTATAGGCGGTACTCCAAGAGCTTCTAGTATTATCTTTTCGTTTTCTTTTATAGACTCTTGAAAATTTAATTCTCTAAAGTTGACTTCATTTAAACTTGTTACTTCTAGTCCTCCATCTAAGATAAGAGGTCTGTGTCCGCCTGCTTCTGGATTATATCTTGATCTCCATGCCGCAAGCATTCTTTCTTTAATCTTTTCACTCAAAGTATTCGGACTCTTTATTACTAGTCCGGGTACTGCTCCGTTCTTAAAAAAGTTTTCTTGAAACTTTCTCATTGAGCCTAGTAGTTGCATTCGCTTGTACGCAGGCTTCAATCGAGGAACTCCTCTATAAAAAGAGTTAAAAGAGTTTTCTTTTATGTGTATAACTTCTTGAGGGTTATACTCTAATCTTCCATCATAGATAAAACTTTTTATATACGTTTTCTCATCTGTCTCAATCTCAACATTTCTAGCTGGTAGTTGATACAGGTGTGCACCATCAAAATAGACAAAAATGTTTCCGTCTATTAGTAAATCAATTATTAAGTTTCTTTTGAATGTATTTATATCCTGAAACGGATTAGGCTCAGTATTCAAAAGAAGAGCAACGCGTGATTTTCTAATATTTTGATATACTGGTGTTAGCGGTAGTTTTCTCCCTACGTCTACTCTAATTTCTGAAACATCATCTACGATCATGTTTACAGCACGATTTACTACTTCAAACTGTTCGTATGCATTTGCATAGTTTACATAGTTTTCAGTAGTTGATATAGTGAAACCCTCTTCACGAGCTATAAACTCCTGCGCGGGGTTTGCTTTCTCCTCTCTTTTAAATAGGTTGCTATACCATGCCATACTTGTCTCTTTGCTTCTCGACCCAACGCTTTTGTTTAGGTCCTGTTACCAGCTTCGGTCTTTTTCCATAAATCGAATGCAGTTTTAAGTGATGAGTATGACAAAGAGTTACTGCCTCATCGTACAGCTCTACCATGTGCTCTGCTATAAAGGTATCCCGTACGTCCATGATTTCCTCTGCTGTGGATATTGCTAATTTGTTTTTACGCAACCAAATATCCAGCAGTTCTGTTAATCCGTAAAAGTGATGAAAATCCAGGTTCTCATTACTTCCGCAAATAAAGCATTCCGTACCCTTCTGGTACTTCGCCTTTGCTTTATCTCTAACGTATTTTACTAGGTCTCGCTTTAGGTCCATTTACAGTTTTTCACTTTAAAAAATTATACCAAAGATAGGGTACGAAAGTCAAGAGTTATTTTTTTCTTGGTACCTTTAAAAAGTTCCTGCGGAAATTTCAAAGCTGTACAGTGCGTACCTTAGTGCATCCGACATGTGAGAAAACCTATCATGCTTAGGCTTCTCTCTCAATAAGTTGGGATTGGGGTCCCACTGATACTGATCTAAACACTCTAAAGTATTCTCGCACTTCTGACTTACCATTAATCGATTGTTGTCTACTATATTTGCGACGTGTGCAATGCCATCCAGAACTGACTTCTTGGCGTTGATTGTTGTAATATCATAGTTCTGTGCGAAGTCGAATCTAGTCTGCTGCGCTGCTGAATCGATGTAAATATAGTCGATATCCCATTTGTCAATAAGTTTTTGTATTTCAAGAGCGTGTTGCTCGGTTGTTTTTTCTGCATCAATATACTCGTCTACTACATAATAAGTTTGGCTATCCCAATCGTAAGCAATGACGCAGAAAGCTGTGGGGTCTTTATATCCTACGTCAAGTCCTGCAAATACATCCATACCGTCAGGTTTAAACTGGTCGGTATTAGTAGTGCAGTTTTCATAATCAAAGTTCCAAATTTGTCCTTCATAAGTATTAAAGTCTGCTAAATACTCTTGGGCAAATTCAGCGGTGGACATAGACTTCTTAGCTTCTTTGATGTCGTCTTCACTAAGTCGAGGATTTTCATGATAAGTTGCCTTTATGGAAATCCACTCTGGAAACTCATCATTAAATCCTCTGTGAAAGAAATCTGCAAACCAGTTGTTCCTACCTCTGGGGGTAGAAATAAACAAAGCTTTGCTGTTATCTTTATCTAGTGTAGGTCTCAAAGCAACATTAAAAGCTTCTCGTCCGTCTGTTAAAGCAGCTTCGTCAAAAATAATGAGGTCATAACTTCTACCAACTACTGAGTCTACTTGATTTATAGATCCCATCCGTATAGTAGAATTATTAGACAGTTCTATAACTCTGTCCTTTGCGTTATCCCTGACTACTTCCAAGTCAAAATGCTTTATCAAATTTCTCTGAAGATCGAAAGAAATTTGAGAAAGCGAATAGTTTGGTGACATAAGCAGTACATTACTGCCTGGTACTAAAACTGTTAGTTGTCCAATTATATTGGCTATATAGGTTTTGCCCTGTCGTCGAGAAAGAGCACCTGCAATAAATCGATACTTAGGGTTATTGATAGCATTTATAATACTTACCTGAGAAGGAATTGCTTCTATACCTAGTAACTCTAAGTAAGGAGGTACAGGTAACTTTATAAATCTTTCTTCTGGGGAATAGTTCATTAATTGATCCCCAAGTACATCGGCTCTACTTATTTCTAACATTTAGTGTATGACTACCCCTGGACGGGACAGCTCCTCTTGTGGGTCGTTTATTAATTGATTGGCTTCTGCAAGTCTATATAGATTAATAAATCCAGTAGCCATGTTAATAGTACCTAAATCATTAGGATCTATTTCTTCTAAAGATAGTTCATCCTTTCCGTACTTGCTCTGTAATTTTATCAAAGTAGATTGACAATCATCTAAAACTTGTCGTAACCAAAAGTCATGTGGGTCTAAATCATTCATCTTTTAATAAGTCCCTATAAAGTAAAGCGGAATGGTCATAAAAAGAATCAAACCACTGTCTTTTTTTCCAAGCAGCCTTTCTTCCTCTCCAAGAATCTTTAACACTTTGCCACCATGTTAAGTTTCTTATTTGACCATATGTATTGATATAGTTTAGATTTCCACCATCATAAAAAAGCCAGCCAGCTTTTAGAGGAACTCTAGGAACTATATCGTTATTATTTACAAAACGCTGCCAATCGCAGTCTCTTTGTATTCGTTCACAAAACTGTCTATTGCCAACACGAGGCTGACCATAGGTATAAAGTTCTTTTACATTATATCCAGACTTCAATAAAAAGCCTGTCATAATAACAGCCATTGCACCTCCAAGACTATGTCCTGTTAGTACAATGGGTTTCTCATCATCTGGTAAATTCTTGATTACCTTCGGAAAGAGAGAAAAAGCCTCAGACCAAAAGCCTGAGTGAATTTTCTCTCCAGTTCCAGCAGGGTCGATACGCCAGAATTTAAGGTCAGCCGTTATATCTTTCAGTTGGGAAGGTTCTGTACCTCTACAAGATATAACAGTGGCTTCGGGGGTGAAGAACATCCAAGCCTCTGCATTGTCTGATTCCATGAACTTAGCACGGTCAAATGCAGAGTCGTTGGACTCTCCAGGATTACAATACGCTAACTGAGCTAGCTTAGCATAAGTGTAATTCTTACTCATCTTCTACTACAGGCTCGGGTTCAGGGGCCGGTGCTGGTGCAGCCTTTCCATCAGCAGCTTCTGCTTCTTCTTTAGTAGCGTGAGTGCTTGATACATTACCGTCTTCGTCTTGTACCATCCAGTACGCTCCTGCGGGTCCTTTTGCTATTGCCATATTTTTCTCCTAATCAGCTTCTTGCCAGCATTGACAATCATTGTCTTTGCAGTTTTCTTCATTACAAAACTCTTGTGTACATACACAATCGGGGTTATTGCATTCCATCTATTTTCTCCTCAAGCCTTTCCAAGATCCTCTTGTTGGCTTCGACTTTAGTCTCAACTACAGACATTCTTTGATAAAACTCTACTCGGTCATGATCGACTGCTGAGTGTAACCCTTCTAGTCGCTCGACTGAAGCCTGTACACCCGACGCCCACCATATAATTCCTGCAAACTGTACTATCAGAACGGTTAAAGTTCCTAGTTGTATTTTGTCCAACCGAAGTGCCACGACCCTCTCCTAATTTAGTGGGTTGGATAATTCATCCATTCCCAGCCAGATATCGTCAATTTCTTTATCGACTTTCTCTATTTTAGTCTCAAACTGTTTTAAATAATTCTCAAATCCATCGACTTTGCCCACTATTAGTTTTGCTTCTGCAACGGTTGTTCTCATAGCCTCTACATCTTTTTCAGCTTGTACTACTCGCTCTTTGATTGCGAGTAGATCCTTTTGCTGCTCAATAATTGTTTTTAAGTTCACTCCTAGTTCGGCTAACTTGCCTTGTAAACTCTTAACATCATTATCTTCAAGTTCTTGTTTTATTAATTCTATGTCCTCATGTAATGGAGTAGTGTCGGGAATCTCATAAGCTTCCACAGCTTCTAGTCTGCTGTATAACTCACTTGCTGTCCATATCGTACCACCAATAGTAGACACGAAACCAAGTACTACTGCTATGTAGACACCCTTAAACTTAACGCCTCCTACATTTATCTCTGTTTCTTCTAAAGACATTTAATTTCCACAATTTGTTTCATTAAAGAAACAATCGTAGCCTAAATAAGTAGGACTTGTAGTATAAAACAAACTATTAGCTCCGGCATTTAGTATATCTGTTTCAGTTGTAAACAAATCAATACCTAATCCATCTGAGCCATCTATGTAGACCCCGCTGCCACTATTACTAGTGGACCACATAACAACAACCATATTGCTATTGTTATTATAAGAAGTAGAAGCATCAGTTACAAAACTTGCATCTGCATTTTCCGCTCCTTGATCGAAAAAAGCAGTAGCATTTGGATCATTCGCTAATCCTATATATGCCGCTGCTTGTTGAGCATAAGTCTCGATATCATCTAAAGATTCATTATACTCTGTAACTGTTTCTTGACTAAGAGTTAGAGAAGCTTCGTTTAGTTCTGTATATTCTGCTACTAGTTGCTTCTGCTCGGGAGTTCCATCGTCCTGAGCTGCTTCTGCCATCTCTGCTATTTCCATAATCGTGGAAATCTCTGTTGCTGCATCTACAAAAGTATCTACAGCGTCATTCATGTTCTCTATCGCTATATCACCTTGGTCTAGTAAATATAATTCTGCATCATAAAAAGTTGATCCAGCAACTACTGCCAAAGCATTATTGTAAGCGTTTACTTGGGTTTCTGTAATTAACCCACCATGTACTATACCGTTCGGTGCTACTTGACCATTTACTGAAAGAGCCATCAAACCGCCTGTTGCTCGAATACCGTAGTCTAGAGAGTTCAAAACACTTTGACTATCAGTAACTAGATCATCAATCGCGTCGGCTTGAACGGAAACGTTCAGAAATACTAAGGCCGTTGCTGCCGTTAGTAGAATCCTCTTCACTTGTCTCTCCTATTCCCAAAATGGTGTTATACCATTCCTTCTGTTCCTCATACTTCGGTATATAAGTAACAGGGTTCTGTTTCATTATTAAGTACGCTCTTTTCCCCACTACTAGCTTGCCACTTCGTATGAGAGGACAGGGAGTACCCGATATAAACATCGACTTCCATACTTCCTCTTCTTGGCACATTCTAGCTACTGCGGCAACTTTCATTCCCAAGTCATTTAAGACTTTGGCATCTCTTCTTCTGTTGCACTTCTCATCTTCTCTGTAAACTCCGGTGCTAATCCCAAACATCTGTCCTTGGGCAGCTCCCGATATTCCTTGTAAGCAACTCTCCGATCCGGTACTTATATAAGATGGAGACATTGCTGATGAAGCAGGCATTCCCGAACTTCCTGCTCCATTGTATGTTTTTGAATTATTAGTACTTTTATTATTACTGTTGACGGTACTGTTCTGATTTACAGTATTTAAACTTCCGTCTTGGCTTGTGTCACCTTCTATCTCTCCAGGAGGATTACCGGGTATCTCCGGTATCTCTGGTTGGATATCGGGGCCTCCGGGTCCTGGTTCTGCAAATAGCAAGGGGCTGGCTAATAAAAGCAGCAGGATAACTAGTAGTTTCACTTTTTAGTCCCAAAATTTTGTATTCCTTGGTAGATTTATAGGAACACAATATGCTGAGATATTGTGTTGGCTAGGTCGTCTATCCTTATAAGTTACGTTTCCATGCTCTACAGCATGGGCAAATTGGTTACAGCGATATATGTCTCTAAAGTACCACCCATCATTAGGTAGTGTGTTACCGTCTACTATAACCACTAACATAAAGGCAAGTATTGTCATCCAAAAGCTGCAACAACAAGGGCTACAATTATTCCACCTACAATCAATCCTATTAGACTTATAAGTGCTACATTTATACTTGTTTTAATTAGCTCTTTTCGTCTCTTGTTTGCTTGAATAATTGCTTTTACTTGAGCTTTATGTCTCTCTTTTGAGTCTTTTAATGCTTGCTGATAATCATCCCACAACTTTTGACCTTCACGACTCATAATGCACATATTATGAAGTTCTGTATTATACCTGTCTACTTGCTGTTTTGCCATGGCTACCTTCAAAGCTTCTTGAGGAGTAAGAGGAGCGACTAGACTAGCTCTCTTTTCTATTTCATATTTTTGAAGACCGTCTTGGAAACTAGTGAGCCCATTCATTACGCCTTGTAAATTACCTTGAGCCTCTCTTGCCTGATTGAAAAGAGAGTTGATGGCGCTTAATCCCGCTGTCACAGCAGCAATCGACTCGATAACCAATTCTTTCTCCGACTTCCTCCTTACCTATAAAAAGTGTGATTGTCTATTACTACGATCTTCTTGAGCTGTCTACTCCAAGCGGGACTTACTTGGTCGTTGTGATAATGCGTAGCTCCATCAGTAAAATCGTACATTCTATTATGCAGTATCTTCTTCGCCAGATGTATGGACTCATTCCAAGTTATACTATCTACTGGTTTATCCGCTTTACCATCACAGAACCAAGAAAATTGACACCTCCATTTAACTGGGAATGTCATTCCTGATTTTGTTTGATACGTTGGTCCTTGTGTTACTACACCACAAACAGAGCTAGGGTATCTTTCCATGTCTACTCTGTTCAAAGTTACATGACCAACAGCTAATTTACCAGCGACAGATTGGTTTCCTGCCTCCATGTAAATATTCATTGCCATACAGGTCACATCAGGACCAAGTTGCATGGCTTCTGGCGTCATTAAAAAAGACGCTGCCAATATCAATTCTTTAATCATACAAAGTAATTAACTGAATAACTGTTAGTTACTTTTTGTAGTACACCATTTCTGTCGTAAATTGTCACGTTGTAAAATGTGTCTACAAACATTCTTTCACCAAAATGCCTACCGGGAAGTATATCGGTAGTTTTGTATGGCATGTTATATACTGCTGTCGGAGGATAGGTTAGTATTGCGTCCATTTTTCTTTTTCCTCCTAAATCCTGCTGCCTTTACTGCTCTATGTATTCTACCTTTCTTCATCAGTTTATTAAACTGCTTCCATGTCTTTCTCATATTTACTCGCTTTTCAGAAGTTTATCCATCAATGCTCCGTAATTACCTTGTCCGAACGGTACCTCGGAATTTATCATAACATTGTTCTGTGTTTTGACTGAAGAAGTATTCGCCTTCTCTAGCTCAGTCTGCGCTTTAATTTCGTCCATGCGCATCTTATGCGCTAACTGCAGTAAATCTGCAAGGTCTTTGTTGGAGTACATTTCTGTCTCTTCTGCTTCCTCTAGCTTTTTGT